AAAAAATAAAAGCCTTACAACCTAGGATTCCCTAAATCATAAGACCTTCCAGTGCACCGCCAGGGGTTCGAACCCTGGACACCCTGATTAAGAGTTTGGTACTGTTGTTATATAATTATACTATCAATATATTACTGCAGTAAAAAATTATTCTTTATATTTATAATGAATTTCTGTTTCATCTCTCCAGTATTCAACATCTGCTTTATCAAATGCTGCTCCCAGATAGTCAAATAATTCTATGTCGTTATACCTTTCTATTAACTCATTTTGTATATTTATATCTGTACTATTGTTTATTGACCTCGCTAACATTACTTTTTTTACAGCTGCTGCTTTATATTCATCGTAGCAGCCTCCCAAATCCGCATTCTTAATTTCTAATATAAAATTATCGAAATCTTCTTCTGTATATAATGGCATATCTTTAGATACATCTTTTATAATTTTATTAATTAGATGTACATTATCAGTCATCGTTTTCCCATTTACATTATCAACAACTTTGTTTTTGTATGTGTTATTTAATGTTATATCAGCTTTTGTTGTTTGTATAGGCTGTTGTTCTGGCTTTGAATACTCATTTATAATTGCAGGTACTGATATTGTCATTAATATTATTATTGTAACTAAAAAGGCTATTAATATTTGTTTGATTCCGAAATTTGATTGTCTTCCTTTATTGTTCATATTTTTATATACAATATCATTTCTTGATGGCTCATAATTATCCCAAAAGTCATTCCAATTCTTCTGTGTATTGCTCATTCTTCTATCCCCCTATATTTCTTTATCCAATCTTTGAAGATAATGACTTTTTGTCCTGGTCTTCAGGTATATCTAATAATTTTCTAACAGCTTCCTGTGTTCCTGATGAAGCTGCATAGTATGCGTCTAGTATTTTTTTATCTGTACAATCCTGTATATCTAATAGCTCATATATAGAAACGCCTAACAATTCACATATGGGAACAATGTATTTTATAGGCGGTTCAGTTCCTCTATTGTACCAATTTGTAATTACATTGTTTCTAACATCTAAATATCTTGCTAAATCCGCATATTTTATGTTTTTTTTCTCCATTAAATCAAAAATTCTTTCATTTACTGTCATTGCTCTCCTTTCATTTATATTCACAAATGGGAATATTTTTCTTGACTTAGTTCACAAGTGGGAATATAATGCATATGTACTTAAATATTAGACAACAAAAGCCGCATAACACCGCTACTGTTGGCGGCAAATGTCTATCTTAACAAAATATTATATCAAGTAGCTGGCAATCCTGCAATGTCGGGAGCAGTGAAGGGAAAGGGTGTAATTATGAAAAAAAGAACATGTGTAGAATTTGATGAAAAAATGACCGACTTAATGCAACAGATTAAAGATCTTAATGCTGTAAAAGACGGTCTTTTTTGTAATTTGGAAATAATGAAGGGTCACGATTATCTAAAAAAGCTTGACGATATAGACTGTAAGCTTCTAGCGAAATATGAGGTATTGTTTTTTTTTGATTAATATACAAATTGCCAGTAATGAGTGTGAACATCAGGAGGCAGAAAATGACAATTGAAATACCTGACATCACAGCAGCGTATGTACAGGAATACAAAGAGGTTGAAGCTGAGCTTCAGATATATACGAATGAATACCTTCTGAAGTGCAGCAAACAGGAACAGATACGATATAACAACCTCTGGTACAGACGCGACTATATTCGTTCATATATTTTCGACATGATTCTATCCCCCATACAGAAGAGCGCAGGAAACGCTCTGAAGTAGAATTCGAAACATAGCAAGGGCAATAGCATTGCCCGCCGCTATGTCGTGGGAGTGTGAGGGCGGCTCCTGCTTGAAAAGATAGCCTAGAAAGGGAAAAAAACATGAATCAGAAAACAAGAATTTTAGTGCTGGCAGTAGCAAAACCTTACGACATGATACCAGAGGGCAGCCTTGAGCGTGTATCCGGTTGTGCAATGCATTATGTAATAACAGACGATGTATCACGCACACAGTTCGATGAAGATACCGGAGAGGTCGGATATATCCCGGCAAAGGAAAAAATGCCTAAGGAATTCTATGAGATTGCTAAGACGCAGGGTCTTCCAGCGTATGCAGATGCCGTGTTTGGCATGAAATCAAGCGGCGGTAAAAATGTATTTGTTATCAAGAAACTTGATTTTCTTCAGACAGAAGCACCTGCAGCACCAGAAGAAACAGCAGCCAAGACAGCAGCGGCAACAAAACAGAAGTAAAGACGCACACCGCCGCCCTTTTTCCTAATGACCGCCGCAGGCTCACAACCTAGCGGTCATCAAGCCGGGCGGGAACCCATGGGCGTAGGCTTTGGACGCTTTTCCCAAAGACTAGGGCCCGGCTTGATAGCGGACGGCATAGAAAACTGAAAGGGGTAATCATGGAACAGATTTTTGAAAAAATACTAGCTTTTTTTAAAATGCTCCTCAGCATGATAGGCATGATATGAGAAAAGCAATTAAAACGCTGGCAATAATATTACTGGCAGTAACAGCATTTATACTTAAACCTACAGACACAAGAGCGGAAGGAACAGGGAAAGAATATACACACAATTTTACAACAGAAGATTTAACTGACAGTTATTTTACAATAACCGGAAAGACAACATCAGGAAAGGGTTCTGTTGAATACAACGGCTTAACACTGACAACTGCATTAAAAATGGAAAGCAGTACATTAATACAGTTTGAAGCCAGAACAAATGCAGAATTAACATTAGTATTTGATAATAATTTCAATGGATATGTAAAAGTATCAAAGCAGAATGTACAGGCAGAAAACGGACTGTTAAAAGTAACTGTGCATGAAGGAACGAATTTTATTGCAAAATCTGATGTAGCAAATCTGTATTATATCCGACTTGTAGAAGAAGGCGAACAAGAAACAAGCTCCATAGCAGCGGAGGAAACATCAACACCCAAGGAAACAACTACCGAGAAAGAAACTGTTGATGACGCTGCACAAATTACCCCGCAGATTACATATGGAGATTTAATTGTTTTCTTTGGTCTTATGGTTGTTGCAGGTGTACTTATATCAGATTGTATATTAAGGAGGCTTTAATGAAATCAGAACAGATTCGACCTTTCATTATAATGGGCGTTGTTGTGGTGATACTGGTAGGAATTGCAGTATTTAACATACTTAAAACAGCTGGAGTGATTTAATGAAAGATGTATTACTGGAAGTATTTCCTATAGGTTTGGGACTGGGTCTTTTGCTTGGATTCATTTCTAATGTTATAGGATTGCTTATAAAAAGAATTTCTATCTTTATACTTAAAGCGTAGAAGAAGGGAGGAAAATATGAGATTAATGTCAATGGTCGCTGGTGCTGCTGAAGGTTCTTCAACAATGCAAACCTTAACAGAAGCCATGAAAGGCTCATTTGAAACAATGGTAAGTGATTCAATGAGCATGATAGCAATGCTTGTACCTATTGTTTTACCATTAGTTGGTGCTGGTCTTGTTGTGGCTTATGGAATTAAGACATTTAAGAGAGTTACAGCAAAGGCTTAATAATTGTCGGATTAATAATCAATGAAGGGGACAGAAATGTCCTCTTTTTTGATATAAGGGGGTATTAATGTATAGAAGAATAAAGAAGATATTAATAGTGCCGCTCCTGATAGTAACGCTGATGAGCTGCATTATATATACAGATTATAGAAAGCCTGTACAAGTAGAAGCTGCTGTATTAACAGGTGATCCATTTGTAGATATATTTTCCTGGGCTTTGGAGCTTGTCGGCTTTAGTCCAAAAAACAAAGAAAATCAGGCTCACGCTTTACATGAGTTTTCAGAGTGGTTAGTGCAGCAATGGAAGGATAATGCTGCAATGCTCGATACATGGATGGATGCTGATCTGAAAAAAAAATGTGATAAATGGAAAGCTAAGCTTGAAAAAAACTGGGATAGTATGTCAGCTTCAGAAAAATATCTTGAAGTAAGAAATATATATACCAGAAAGGAATATGATCAATCAGGATCTTCTCTTTCTTATAGTGAATGGTTAGATGAAAATTATATAAATACAAATCCTTTTAAAACAGGCCGTTCTGATAGTTTTCATTGTCCATTAAATCTTTTTATAGAAAGGTGTATTGCTAACGGTGTATATACTTCTCATTATTCATTAGAACAATGGGATCAGGCTGGAACATTTTCCTGTCTTGTTATGTTGTGCTTTGACTGGATGACTCATATATCAAATTCTCTTTATAATACAGCTTCTGCCCTATGGGATAATACTATAGGAAATGTAATCAGATATCGTGAATTGTCTAATATGTCATGGTTTAAATTTGTCAATAGTGATGATTTTGATAATATGGTCAGTTATTATACCAGCAATACATATTATGATTACTTTTCAAATGCAAAGGAAATATTTCTTGAATCAAAAAATACTATAATATCAAGTATTCCATGTGATTACATTGAAAAAATTTCTGATATTGGAACAAAATACGCTCTTGCAATAAAGATATTTAAGTCTTCCGGAGCAGATGCAGTTGAGTATTGGCTTGTTGATGTTCCTGATGATTGTACAACAGTCAAGCTAAATAAATATAGTTATCAGTTTAGCTACTTTAGTTATAAATTTTTAAATTCGTCAGGTGCAGCATTAACAAGCAGTAATACTGCAGGAAGACTTATGACATATTATGCAAGTGGAGGATCTGATTTTAGTTTCAGGTTTAATAATGAATTTATAACATTTCAGCCTGCTTCATTTTCTGAGGTTAATAGTTTTGTAAATACTGTTAGTATGAATTCTTCTCCCGCATATACTACTATTATACCTTTTGGAATGTCTGATGTAGCAATGGATTTTTCTGGAGAAGCATATGCAGGTACTAAAGTATATGTGAGAGATAAAGATGATGAGGATAGTATTCCTTTTGATATTACAAGAGTTGGAAATGATATATCAGATAGTGCTGCAGGAACTGTTATTGATATAGGTGATGTTACTTATGTTCCTGCTCATGATGAAGTTATAGATAGAGATTTAACTGAAACTGGAGTTGCAGCCAGGGAAGAAGAAAATGATAAGGCTTTAACGGAATCAATAACCAAAGCAGAAGAAAGAGAAAAAGATGAAGCAAAAGAAGATTCTAAACCAGATGTAGGTACCGATACCAAAGATGAGGACCTGGATAAATACAAAATCAAAGTAACAGATATATTCCCTTTCTGTATACCATTTGATATTTACAGATTCTTTTCCTGTCTGGCTGCTGATCCGGTTGCTCCTAAGTTTACAATCCCGGTTATAACTGAAAATAGTTTCGGGATTCCTGAATATTCTATTGAAATTGATTTTGCAATGTTTGATACAGTGGCTGCTATTTTAAGAAAAATGGAATTATTGGGTTTCTGTGTCGGACTTGCATTTGTAACCAATAAACTTATTAAGCATTAAGGAGGTTATTTTATATGTTGTATCTTGAAAAAGATCTTTCTGGTAAGCTCAACAGTGTATTAGTAGACCAAAAAGATTTTGCAAATTTTATATTTTTGTTAAGTGTTTATTATATGTTTGAGTATGTATTAAAAGAGGATTAACTATGGAATTATTTACTCAATTTTGGGAGAAGCTTCTGAAGGTGTTACCTGTAAGCCCTTTCCTTAAATTTTTTGATTCATTTCAAGATCTTCCAGCGCTTGGATATCTTAACTGGTTTTTCCCGGTTAAAGATTGTCTGGTTGTAATGGCTGCATACCTTGTCGCGGTAGGTGTGTATTATGTTTACAGTGTAATAATGCGCTGGATTCGTGCTATTGAATGATATTTCTATATAGTGGTACTCCCGGCTCTGGTAAGAGTCTGCATACCGCGGATGTTATTTTGCATGGACTCCAGAGAGGAAGACCTATTATATGTAATTTCGATGTCGCCCATGATATCAAAGGACGGAAATATTTTACTTACTGCCCTAATGAAAAGCTGTCCCCTGAATTCCTAATACAATACAGCAAAGATTATTTTAAGGGAAAGAGAGTAAAAGAAGATGCCATATTGCTGGTAATAGACGAATGTCAGTTAATGTTTAATGCCAGGGAATGGAGTGCTTCAGGTCGTAATAAATGGCTGTCCTTTTTTACACAGCACAGACATTTTGGTTATACGGTTGTTCTTGTTGCCCAGTTTGATCGAATGATAGACAGACAGATCAGAAGCCTTATTGAATATGAATATGTACATAGAAAATTATCAAATTTCGGTCTTAAGGGTATGCTGCTTAATCTGGCTATGGGCGGGCGTACCTTTGTAAGTGTAAAAATATGGTATCCAATGAAAGAGAAAGTCGGCCAGGAGTTTTTTCATGCCAGGAAGAAATTATATAGGATATATGATAGTTACCAGACATTTGAATAGCGGTGTAAGCCTGTTGGTTGCGAATGGGGATTAAGGGGACCCATGAGCGAAAAACAGGCTTACCACCGGATATCCAATGGGTGGTCAGAAAATACAAACAAAAAGCACCAAAATTACAGATAAATACTGGGAAAAATGAGTATTTTAAAATTTACTGAAACAGCCCTTTTAGTAAATTTTGAGAACGGGGGAAAAATGAGTTTTATTGAACATGAATTTGATAACCAGCAGAATCATAACTGGTTCTTCAGGAAGGAAAAAAAGTTCCTGCATAATATTGATACATTCTATTATTCTGTAAGCTTTGTAAATGATTTTATGAAAGATTCTGCAGATCCATATGTAAAAAAGTTTCGTATAGACATGCAGAAGTTAGCTGATACTGAAGCAATTGATATTAACATAGATTGGACATTGCCCGGTCTGGAAGATATGCAGCTGACATATAGTAATCGCTCTTTTGCCGGATATTATAATAATTGCATCTCCTGTCCTGATACATTTGATATATTTATTGCAACAAGAGTACCAACGGATGTCACAAGTGAGATTCTTGTACAGTTAAGATCTAAGCCGTTATGGTTACAGGGTGTTAATGCAGCATTTGAGTATTCCATGCGTGTTATATTCGCAATCGAAAAATACTATCATCTTCACATTCATGAGGTAAAAGAAAATCGTATTGATTACTGTTGGCACACTAATTATCTGCAGTCTCCTGAAAAATATTTGAGAATTGATAATTTCTGTCAGATGCAGGTAAGCCGTTATAAAAGAATCAATTATCAGTATCAGTTTAAGCCTAACAATGAATATGAAAATGATTACATATCTCTTGGCAAGCGTAATGATAAATGTTTTGTAAGAATGTATCTGAAGACAAAAGAGGTAATAGAACAGGGTTATAAACCCTGGTTTATAAATGAATGGTATTATAATCAGCTCATCAGCAGATATGATTATTATGTTTTATCTAATTTGTATGAGCTGCGCAATTGGAAGTATCTTGATATTGTCCGGCTGCAGTTCTATGCAGAATATGGTAAAAATGTGTTTTTTATAGAAAAATGTAATGAATATATGCATGAACTTGCTACTAAAGGCTCTGTTAATTTTGATTCTGTCCAAAAACTGGCAGATAAACTTACACCCAGAATTACAATTGTAATGAATGTGGAATTTCAGACAACCAGGAAAGGAACAAAATCATATTGTCTTATAAAGCATGAGCGTAATAAAAAATATGGTGTGTGTAAAAGAATATATGATTATCTGGACAACAGGCGAATGATAACAGAATATCTCACACATGATACTCTCCGCCTTGTAGATGTTACTACAGACAGTAATAAAAGCCGGTGTGATTATACCAACTTCTGGAAAGCATTACGCAGAACAAAACAGGTTGATGTTAAAAAAAGTAAAGTACCTGAGAAGCTGCACAGGGAATATTCAAGGAAGCTTGATTATAACCTTATGAAAAAGCGTTATATACATAGTGCAATATCATTTTCTCTTTATGGTAAGGGTATAAACAATGATGATGTTGAAAAGGACTTTTTAGATAACCTGGTTATGTTAAATGATAATGATATTCATCACGCTATGAATTACAAGTATAAAAGAAGCCGACAGCTTAACCAGAAAGATTTTGACGGGTCAATTGTAGATGAATGAATTTTACATACAGAAATTTATTATGCAGCGTAAAAGTTATCTTGCTGCAGATTCTATCCGTTACTATATAGAAAATTTAACCAGGTTTGAAAAATGGCTTTCTATAAGTAACCTGAATATTTTGGAGCTTACCAGTGACAATTTAAGACAATATATAATCTATCTGAGTTTATCTGGTATTAAGAATGTATCATTACATACTTACTACAGAGCTGTTCGTGTATTTTGTTCCTGGTTATATCAAGAAGGGTATATAGATATTGATATTACGCAGCGTATAATGCTGCCAAAAGATGATAGTGAGATTGTGATTCCCTTAACCAGAAATGAAGTTGCTGCAATAGATGAATATATAATCAATTCTGAATTATCTTTGAGGAATTACTGTATATTTCATTTGCTTCTTGATTGCGGACTTCGCCGTCAAGAAGTAATTAATTTAAAAACAGACTGTATCAGGAAGAATACTTTAGCAATCAAAAATTCAAAAAATAACAAATCAAGAATTGTATTGTTGCCTGATTTCCTGCGTATGAGCATTAATAATTACCTGGGTAAAAGAACTGGAATTGTTTTTTTGAATCGTTATGAACAAGAGCCTGTGACAGAGAATACTATTAAAAAGCTGTTTGCAAATATAAAGAATCTGCCAGGAATGGAAAGAGTACATGCACACCTTTTAAGGCATACATTTGCAACCAGTTATTTATATTATGGCGGCAACATGGAAATGCTCCGTCTCCTAATGGGACATTCTTCTTATACAATCTTGCAAAACTATGTACACTTGGCAGCTCAAGAAGAGCTGATCGGGTCCGGATTGTATGAATTAGATGAAATATTTTTTAAAAATCGGAGGAAAAATTAAATGAAAATTGTATTTAGTGTATTAATTCTGTTGGCATTGGATTTAGTTATATTTTATATAACACGCAATGTTACTAAAACATATGTTAAGGAGCAGCGCGTTATTACACAGAATCTTGAAACACTTATAACATCTGTTGAAACGAAAAATCAAAGAGATTTTCATGATTATGTTATTGCTGTAAAGGAAGGTAATGATATTGTATATCATTCCTGCTTCTTAGTAACTGATATTAATATGAATGTTGATGTTATTGTTCCTGATAACTTATATTCTGAATTAGATTATAAAGAAAAATACAGACCTTGTTAATTATCCTGGACACCCTGATTAAGAGGGTGTCTATTTTTACATAAAAAATAAAAGCCTTACAACCTAGGATTCCCTAAATCATAAGACCTTCCAGTGCACCGCCAGGGGTTCGAACCCTGGACACCCTGATTAAGAGT